CAAAATAACATAGACCTAGAAAATTCATGCTTTTATCCCGCTAAACAGAAGTTTATTAGGGGTAGAGGCATGGGTTTAGGGTCTGGATTTCCGGATTTCATAGCATTTTGTCACATAATAGGGAGAGGTTATAAATTAAAATTCGTTGAATGTAAAGTTAATGGGAAACTTTCCAAAGAGGAAAAATTAAAAATGGAGTGGTTAGAAAATGAAGGATTCGAATGCGAAGTCGCGAGTAAAAACGGAACACTTGTGGAATACCAAAGACCCCGTAGAGTTCGCAGAAAAACAACTGGAGATTAAATTAGATGACTGGCAAAAAGAATATATCAAACATGAGGGTAATACAGTGGTTAGGGCAGGCAGGCAGAGCGGTAAGTCGTTTGCGGAGAGCCTACGAGTTGCATTATTCGCACTACTCAACCCAAAAACTAGCACCCTCATTATCGCGTCAGTCGATAGACAGAGTATTGAATTATTGGAAAAGGTTAAATCCCAAATCATGGGAATTGCAAAGAATCAAATTAAAGGAAGACCAACATTCCACAAAATAGAGTTAAAAAATGGAAGCAAAATTATGGCGGAACCTGCAGGGCAAACTGGCTACGGTCTTAGAGGCTTTACGGTTAATAAACTCGTTGCGGACGAAGCACACTATATCCCTGACGCAGTTTTCGTTGCTATACGTCCTATGCTTGCAACTACAGGAGGAACTCTCGACCTTCTTAGCACGCCAAGAGGAAATGAGGGCTTTTTCTACGATTGTTTCCAAACGGAAGACTTCTATCAAATCCACATCAAATCGGAAGAATGCCCAAGAATTACCGACGAATTTCTGGCACAAGAAAAGAAACGAATGACAAAATTAGAATTCTGTCAGGAGTATGAGGCTGAGTTCTTAGACTCCCTAATGCAGTTCTTCCCAAGGGAACTAATAGACTCCTGTTTAAGTAAAGTGAGACCTATAGAGCCTAGAAATTTCTTAGGGATAGACTTCGGGGGATATGGGGGAGATGAGAACGCATTTGTTACTGTAGCAAATAAGGGAAGGAATAGTTATATATCAAATATAAGGACTACTGAAAAGGTTGCAGCATACGAAACTATCAAGGAAGTTATTCGGTTAAACAAACAGTTTGACTACAAAAAGATAGGTGTAGATGATGGGGGGTTAGGTAGTCCAATATTAGATTTTATGATGTTAGAAACCTCATTAAAGAGGAAATGTATTGGTCTTAATAATGCCTCAAGACTAATAGACCCGGATGGCAGAGAGAAAAAATTACTAAAAGTTGATATGTATGGTAACTTAAAAATAATGATGGAGCAGGGATTAATCAAATTTGACGACGACGAAGACCTATTAAGGAGTCTAATGAGTATACAATTCGAAATTGATAAAGATACTAAAAACATCAAAATATTCGGAAAATACTCACATATCACAGAAGGGCTCATTAGGGCGGCATGGCTGGTAAAAAGCAAAGGATTAAATATAATGGCATTTTGTTAATTACATGGCACACACAGGAATATTTGCAACCTCAGATGAAATTAAGTTTAAAGCTGGCTCTGGGGTTAGTTCTGCGGCATCTACGGAGGCACATATTAATCAACTATGTAAGGAAGTTGAGGGATTTGTAAATAATCTAACTAGGACTAATTATTCAGATGATTTCTCAGGATTGAATACAGACCAGACAGGATTACTAACAGAAATAGAAACAAACTACTGCGGATATTTCCTTATTGCTTATGATAACTCTGGTTACAATTCTATTAGAGAGGCAGAAAACTTAATGAATACATGTTGGGCACGATTTATACAGTGCATCGGATTATTAAAAAATCAGGAGACTGTGACAAATATAAACAATGGCTGATAACTTAATAACCGGAACAACAATACTAGAGAAAGAATCAAAGACACTTAAGACGCTGTCAATATCCCCAGCAGACTTCGTATCAGAAAACCCAGATTCAGACGATGTTACAATAAGAACAAATAGGGCGACAGATAACGCAGGAGGAGCAACCTTCAACACAGGGATATTTTTACCACAAGGAGCAGTAGTGATAAGTTGTATTATGTATGGGAACGCAGGGGCAGCAGACGAAGATTGGGCACTAACTAGGTCTCCGTTTGATGGGACTACTGAAACAATGGGGACAGCGGGGATTAAGGATGCAGACATTGATATTGATTATGGAACAATAGATAACGACAATTACACTTATTCAATAGGAACATCAGCACTAGGCAACGGAGATGAAATTTATGGGGTTAAAATTGTTTACAACGCATAATGGCACACGACTTTAAAAGATTCCCAGAACTGACGAACAACCAGATGAATCTATACTACTTAGATTCTCCACACCAACAAATCGCAGAGGATTTTGATGCTAAGGTTGTTAAGGTTACAGATGGCGACACGATAAGGGTTGAAACACACTTTAGAGATTTTGATTTTCCTATTCGTATAAGCAATCTAATGGCAGCGGAATTGAACGAGAAGGGCGGAGAGAGGAGTAGAGAACATTTAAGGGGATTAATAGAAGGGAAAAGTATTGAGGTAATTGTTAATAAAGATAATAGGGTAGGTAAGTGGGGTAGACTACTAGGAGAAGTTCGGGAGAGTGGTTTTGATATTGGTACACAAATGATAGAAGAAGGATTTGCAGTAGGACTAGATGGGGAACAAGAAGGGGTTAAGGATTTAGTATTATTGGGGGTATTAGACTTATAATGGCAGACCAGAAAGTAGACTCCATGATTTCCGGTGGAACTAATAATAGAATACCCGACTATTCAGTACCAGCAGAGGACACAGACGGAGTAAATGTATCTGGAGAGACTAGATGGGATAATGATAAGTGGACTCAATACTTCGGTTATTTCGAGATAATCCCAGAACTAAACGCTGCGATTAATGCTAAAGCTACATGGACTATTGGGAAGGGATTTAAGACAGATGCTCAGACTGAAATGCTACTAGACACGATTAGAGGGTTTGGTAAAGACACTTTTAATACTATACTAGAGAACATGATTAGAACTTATTATATTGGCGGAGATGCGTTCTGTGAGATTATTAGAGATGATGAAGACAACCTGATTAACCTTAAACCACTAAACCCTAGAACTATTACTATTGTAGTAGGAGAGAATGGACTGGTTAAAAGATACGAACAAAACGCAAGGGTCAAATCCCCAACTAAGAAATTCAAGCCAGAAGATATATTGCACTTCGCAAGAAATAGGGTAGCCGACCAAATCCATGGAGTATCGGTAATTAAATCTGTTGAGAATATTATACTAGCTAGGAATGAATCTATTGATGATTATAAGACTGTAATGCACGACAATGTAACTCCTAGATGGAAATTCAAACTTAAAACAGATGACCCTACTGAGATAGCAGCCTATAAGGCAAAGATGGATGAAATTACTAAAACTAAGAGTGCTAATATATATGAGCCTTTTGATGTTAGTGAAAGTGAACTTATAACAGTAGCTCCTAACGCTACACTAGACCCTAAGGCATGGATAGACCAACAGGGCGACTTCTTCTACGAGGCGGTAGGAGTGCCACAAATCATCTTAGGAGGCTCTGGAGAGTTTACTGAGGCATCTGCTAAGATTGCTTATCTTGCATTTCAGCAGAATATAGAGGAGGAACAACTATATATCGAGGAACAAGTGATGGCACAATTAAATCTAGTAATAGAGTTAGAATTCCCAGCATCCTTAGAGAATGAATTATTGAGTGATAAGGCTAAAGATGGAGCACAGAATATTGATGCTAGTGAGACCACAGCAGGAGAGGGACAATGAGTAATGGGAAGACACCTAGAGACAGACTAGCAAGACTAGAGATATTGACACAAATAAATACAGTGATATTAGCAGGTCATGTGGGCATTCCACTAATACCTTTTCTATTCGCAGTCCTAGCATAATGGCTAAAAAGAAAGCAATAGTATTAGATAAGAGGGGTGTGGTAACTAGAGCAGGGGAGAAGAGTAGTGAGATTAGTGAGGAAGAGAATAGGAAGAGAAAGAGTGAGAGAGAGGTCAGTAAGAGGAGGAGCAAGAGAGATAGGAGCAGGAGAGCGAGTGGTAAGGGTAAAGTGCAAGACCTACAATCAGTAGAAGAGAGTGCGAGGATTGATAGATTTAATGAGGATAATGAGACACCTAAAGAGGCTGCATTAAGAGGTGCAAAGGTAGGGGCAGGTATTGGTCTTACTATAGGAACAGCAG